ACGACTTCCAAAGAGTGGTGAAACAGGAGCGGAGCAGAATTCTGCGCGCCAGCCGCAATGCCGCGCAAACACCGCGCTCTCCTTCTGTCAGTTCTGTCAGTGGCTCGAGTAGGCACTTTTCGGATGGCGGGACGCAAGAATGGCCCGAGCCGAAGCCGCTGCCAAACGGGCTCCCCCAAGTTGCTTCGTTTGACATCGCTTTGCTCCCAGAAACGATCGCGCCCTGGGTCGCTGATATCGCCGAGCGAATGCAGTGCCCGCCTGACTTCGTCGCCATCCCCGCCATGGTCGCGCTTGGCGCCGTCATCGGCCGCAAAACCGGTATCCGCCCACAGCGTCAGACGAATTGGACTGAGGTTGCGAATTTGTGGGGCTGCATCATCGGGCGCCCCGGCATGATGAAAACGCCAGCGACGCAGGAAGCACTCAAGCCCTTGCATCGACTGGAAGCAACCGCCCGCGACGCGCACGCGAAGGCAGCTAGTGCTTACGCTCGGGAACTCGAACTGTTCAAGCTGGCGAGCGACGAAGCGCGGAACGCGGCTCGCAACGCGATGAAGAAGGGTGCGCTCGCCAGCTTACCTGTACTCGAAGCCCCCCAACAACCGAAGGCGCATCGTTACGTGATCAACGATACGACCTACGAGGCGCTCGGCGAAATCCTTTCCGACAACCCGAACGGTGTGCTCGCCTACCGCGACGAGCTCGTGTCGCTACTCAAGACCCTAGACCGCGAGGAGTATGTCGCGGCGCGGGGATTCTTTTTTCAGGCTTGGAGCGGAACGTCTGGCTACACGTTCGACCGCATTATCCGTGGCAATACGCAGATCGAGGCGGCGTGTCTGTCGCTCCTGGGCTCGACCCAGCCTGGACGCATCGCCGAATATGTCCGAATGGCGAACCGCGGCGGCCTCAGCGATGATGGGCTCATTCAGCGCTTCGGTCTGTTCGCGTGGCCTGACCAAAGCGGCGAATGGAAGGAATGCGACCGCTGGCCGGACAGTGCTGCGCGCGAGGCGGCATGGGCCGCATTCGAGCGCCTCGACACGCTTGACCCAGATGTCATCGGTGCCGAACTTGATCGTTACGAGTCGATCCGGTTCCTCCGCTTTGGCGAAAGGGCGCAAGACCACTTTGCCGAATGGCGGGCCTGCCTCGAAAAGCGTGTTCGCGCCGGCGACCTGTCGCCTGCGCTCGAAAGCCACTTCGCAAAGTATCGCTCACTCGTCCCGGCGCTGGCGCTCATTTCCCATCTGACCGATGGTGCGAGCGGTCCTATCGGCGAGAAGCCTTTGATGCGGGCGCTCGCCTTCGCAGAGTACCTGGAGACCCATGCGCGGCGTGTTTATGGCTCAGGAGCCGCCGGCGAAGTAACAGTCGCGAAGCTGATTCTGGGCCGCATCCGCAAGGGAGATCTCGTTGACGGGTTCTGCGCGCGAGATATACGGCGCAAGGAATGGTCGGGCTTGACCGATAACGATCAGATTAAGGCTGGGCTCGACTTGCTTGCTGACTTCGACTTGATCGCACCGCGTACGATCGAGACGCCCGGGCGGCCGCGCACTACTTATATCGCCAACCCGAGGTCGTTGCGATGAGCCGCTATCTGGCACAGCTCAAGGCGCTGATTGCAGAAAGGCCCCTTCCCCGAGAAGCTGACAGAACTGACAGAAGCGGCTTCTGTCAGTTCTGTCAGTGACCAAAGCAGTCCAATTTGCGGTGAAGCGGACTCGAACGGCGGGCGTTCGCCACTGCAGCGGGATCAGCGTCGCGCGCTTGTGCAGTGGATAGCCGATAATCTCCGATCGTCGCCGCTTGGCCGGTGCGCTCATTGTGGCAGCGACCCGACCCCGGCTGATCCGTTCGTTGCCCTCTTCTGCGACCCACGCGGAATAGCAGCCGGCGTGAAGCTCAGCGTGGTCCCCTCCGCACTGAAGGAATCTGAGGCGCGCGTCGCCCTGGGCATCGACTCGCCCGACGAGCAAGGTCGCCGCGCGGACTAATCAATCCCAGCGGCGCGTGGCCGACGCCGCCTGATCATCAGGCCAACGGGAAAGGAAAGACTATGAGCCAGACTCGAAAGCGAAAGGAGTTTTTGATGAGCGACACAAGCTATCCCGAGGCCATTCCGTTCATCTTGCAGGCGCGCTGCGAAATGGCTGCCTGGGTCTACTTGCGACCAGTCACATGGCGTCTTGAGTTAGTGGATGGCCTAGCGAGTTTCTCCGATTTTCTCGAAGTCAAGAGCGATCCTGATGGGCGTGAGCGGTTAATCGTGCGCGAGGAAGATCCATCGGACTGGGCTTATTGCCTTGTACTTGCGGCGGCCCACCCGGAATATCAGCTGTGCGGTTGGCTCTGGGGCCACGAGGCGAAGCAGCCGCGATTCAAGAAAGTCGGGCCCAATGGGTGGCCAGCCTTTCTTGTTCCGCACGATCAGGGGATCTTGCGGCCCATAGAAACTTTGATTGACGAATTGATCCGGCGGCCGCTGGTGACCGGACGGTCCGAGGACGGGAGATCGCCCGAATTCGGGACTGCTCCTGGCCGCTCGGACCAAGACCCTCGAATACCGGCTCGATGAGCCGGATCGTGTCATCGGGGAATCAGGAGTCTAGCCGCGCCTGAGCTGTTCGCCGGGCTGAAGGAGTTGGACCTCGCCGCGATTGCGTTTTGACTCTGCGCACGCAACAAGTCCGCTGAGAACATGGAATCCCAATGAAAAAGCCTCATATCGAAGAGGCCGTCGGCGCCGCGAAGGACGCTTACTAGCCCTCACGCGGGCCGCGTCCCAACCGAACAGGCAATAGAACAGGCGGAACCAGGCAATGCCGAAGGGCGGTCGCCGATCTACTAGTTTCAAGCCCGGTTTTTCAGGCAACCCCGGAGGTCGCCCGAAACTGCCTGCGACTGTGGTGGCGCGCAAGATCATCTCCGACGTAAAGGCTGCCGCGCGTGAGCTTACTCCCCAGGCGCTCGGGACGCTGCAGGAGATCATGGAGGACAAGAAAGCCCCACCAGCCGCCCGCGTGACCGCGGCGACCGAGATTCTCAGCAGGGGCTGGGGTCGCCCGGCCCAACGCCTGGAGGCGGAAGCTGGAAATGGGACTATGAGTTTTCTTGCCCTCGTCCAGGCGAGCTTTTCCCCCGAGGTCGAGGCTCGAGCGCGCGAACGCATGCTGCTTGAGGGACAGGCGATTCCCGACGCCGAGCGCGTAACGTAATCCCAGCGCCAATGACCCGAAACGACTTTTTGGGCGCTGAGACGATCTGGCGATGGCGGGCCAGTCCCCGATCGATGGCGCTCGAACTCTTCGGGTTCGTTCCTGACCCTTGGCAGGGCGAAGCGCTTGACGCTTTCGCTCATTCACCCCGCATCGCAATGAAATCCTGCAAGGGGCCAGGAAAAAGCTGCATCCTAGCGATCCTGGCGTGGAATTTCCTGCTTTGCTATCCGCAGTCGATCGCCGGAGCGACCTCGATCAACGCTCCAAACCTCTACTCGAACCTCTGGGTCGAGCTGGCACGCTGGAAGGCCAAGGCAAAGGCAAAGGCAAAGGCAAAGGCAAAGGCAATCTACTCGATGGCATGTTCGAGACGACGACGAAGGAAATCCGCCATCGAGAACATCCGGAGACATGGAAACTGCAGGCGCGCACGTGGAAGGCCGACGCAACGCCTGAGCAGATCGGCAATGCGCTGGCGGGCCTGCACGCCGATTATGTCGCCTGGTTCATGGACGAGACGGGCGACTATCCCGACGCCATCATGCCGACCGTCGAGGCCATATTCGCCGGCAGTCCCAGGGTGGCGAGGATTGTTCAGGCCGGCAACCCGACAAGGCTGTCCGGCCCGCTCTACACGGCCGTCAGCAAGGCGCGGCATTTGTGGAAAGTGATCGACATTACGGCCGATCCAGATGATCCCAAGCGCACGCCCAGAGTGTCGGTCGACCACGCGCGTGAACAGATCGGGCTCTACGGCAGAGACAACCCGTGGGTTCTGATCAACATCTTCGGCCAATTCCCGCCATCGAGCCTGAATGCGCTGATTGGTCCCGAGGAAGTCAGGGCGGCGATGGCGCGTTACTGGCGGCCGTTCCACATTGGTGCGGCCCCGAAGGTGTTGGGTGTCGACGTCGCCCGTTTCGGCGACGATCGATCGATCATCTGTTGTCGGCAAGGCATTCAGGTTTTCGAGTTCAAGACCTATCGCAACCTCGATTCGACGCAGGGTGCGAGCGAAGTCACGCGCGCGTGGAGCGCATTTGACGCCGACGCCTGCTTTGTCGACGACACCGGCGGGTTTGGATCGGGCTGGCTCGATCAGCTACGCGTGCTGGGCCGCTCGCCGATTGCCGTCTCGTTCGCGGGCAAGGCGCACGAGCACGGCCGCTTCAGGAACATGCGGGCGGAGATGTATTTCGCAGCGTGTGATTGGATTCGCGACGGCGGGGCGCTGCCTAAGAGCGACGAGCTGGTCGAGGAATTGTCAGCGACGACATACACGTTCGCCAAGGGGTCGAGCCAGCTTATTCTCGAGGACAAGGCTCAGATCAAGGCAAGGCTCGGCCGGTCGCCTGATTTGGCCGACGCGCTTGCGCTGACGTTCGCCCATCCTGTGACGCCTCGGGATTATCGACCGCGCTATCACAGACAAATGGAGCTCGAGTACAATCCCTATCGCGAATTGGGCGAGGATCGCGGTTTATCCCGCACTTACGACTACAATCCGTATAAAGACAGTTGGTAGTCGAAGTGGGCCGCTCACCCACCCGGAGTGCTTCCTTCGCCATCTTGCCGTTGCAGTTACGAGGCCAACATGGCGGCGATAGACTTCGGGTTAAATGGCCGTCCGCGCTCGTTCAGGAAGCCTTGTTCAGCGAGCTCAGCGGATATGGCGCGAAGGCTTAGCTTTCCCCCCTTGGGCTTCTTGCGCCCGAGCGCCTTCGCCAGCTTGACGACGTCCGGGCGCGCCTCGATATGGCTCTTGCGCCCCTCGACCT